CTTACGACGGGATGACGATTACCTGCGCAATGTGTTTTGAGTGATCAGACATTTGCCTGCAGGGAGTCACCACCCAGAGATCTCGCTTGTCAATCTCTCACGAACCCGCACACATATCGATGCCAATGCGGTAACCTTGCGAGCAACCTGGGGTAGCGATGTCGCCCACAAGTGGCTGTGTGATAAACCTGACGCGCGCTGCAGTGGTAGTCACTGTGGATGCGGGCCAGTAAGCGCACGGTCATGCAATTCAGATTGAGTGAACTGATGGGGGGCTTAGCGGTGAGGGGATCGTGCCCACAATGCACGAAGGGGAAATTGTTCCTGGGGGCCAAGAGTGGTTCCTCCCCGCGAGTGGACGTAGGTGCGCCGAATATCCACCACTCCCAGAGGCATGTCTTTGCCATGAATCGTAAGCCGAACAATCGCCAATTTCCTCATGGCGGTGCGCCCAAGAAGCAATGGGTTCGGAAGCAACCTGCTGCGCCGCGTTCGGCGCCGCGTAGCCCACCATCGCGTGGTGAGGGGCAGGTTCGCGCGCAAAGGCTCGGCAGCCGTGTCGCCGAAGGTATCGCAGACATGGCTGCTCAGGCGGCGGGCAACATTGATGCTGCGGTCGAGATCGCTGCGCAGCGACTTGAGGCCGCTATGCCAGCCGCCGTTCCGGTGGGATCGTCAGCTAATGCTGCACCACCGATGCCTCCTCATCCCGAGGAGAAGAAGGAGGCTCCACCTGCTCAGAACCAGGAAACACCACCGGACCAGCGTCATAGCGACGTGGTTCAGATGTGGCAGCCTGTCCTGGTGCCAGGTGGCAAGGGAAGCCTCTTTGGGTTCAAACGAGGGCTTCTTTGTGCAGCCGCTGCGGGAGCTGTTACGCTTCTTAGCCGAGGTAATCGACTCTGGCGTGCCTTCAATGGTGCGTGCGCTGGGGTTGTAGCTGCGGCTGGGGTGCTGGCGGCCCCGTACCTCCTAGAAGAATTCAGACGTACTCTCAATCCTTATACACAGGCTGATCCACGTCTCACCAATGTTGTGAGTGCCAATGCGGCTGCCATGCTCATTAACCGTGAGCCGACAGCCCATACTCGTGGCGACCTTAAGGAACGTCTGGTCAAGGAGACGGATCGGCTGATCCAAAAGCTCTCTCTCAAGACCGGCCTCATTGATGCAGTTGAAGCCGGCCGGGTGCTTAAGGTGGCGTCATTTGCGGTTGACCCGCCTACGGAGGACTTGCGGCCAGCTAATGTCCGGGCTAACAAAAGGGTCCCGGATCGTGTCGCGCTGGAGTACGGCTTGCTCCAGAGCCGGTGCGGTGGCACCGACATTCCTCTGTTGTATGCACCCGAGGTCACGACTGTGGTCCGGGCTAGTGTCCCCACTGTCTCCGTCAAAGACCGACAGCTCCAATGTCAGGAGCTTGCCACCAGGGTTACGAATCTCAACATTCCGGCTCCGATTTGGAATGTGGCACACTCTGGGTCTGCGACGGTGGCGCAAATACTCTGCGCTAATGCAGACGTTCATCGCGAACGTTACGCAGAGTTAATGGGGTCAAACTGGGTTGGGGTGGCGGCGGTACCCATGCTTATGGCTATCGCGTCGGCGACGGTGTCACCCCTCCTAATTGCCTGGATCATGGAGCCGACGTTAAGTTGCACAATCCGTTCTTTGTGTGCGAGCCCAGGCGCCCTATGCAGGTATGTCTTGGGCCACGGCTCTGTGACCTAGCGCCCACCCATCCCGACAAGCACGACGGCCCCACTCTGCTCCAGGGCTGTCTTGCTCGATTCGCGTCCAACCCACCGAAGGTTGGAGGAGCAGTGATGTATCGGTTGAAGCAATTCGTCACCCGCTTCGTTGAGGAAAACTTTACACCCATAGCGGCCGATGCAGATATTTCTGTTGAGACGTGGCTCTCACAGTGTGGCTCCTACTCAGCTGCGCGCAAATTGGAGCTGCTCACGCTGTGGAACAGCAACAACCGCACCATCGATAGAACCCGTGATTTCATCAACAAGTTGTTTGAGAAGGACGAAGACTATGCCGACGCGTACAAGCACGCTCGCGGCATCAATTCTCGCAGTGACGCTTTCAAATGCTTCTCTGGACCGTTCTTCAAGTTGATGGAGCATGAGGTGTACAAGCACCCCGCCTTCATCAAGCATATCCCGCAGAGGCGGCGCCCCAAGTATATCGTTGACATGCTGGGGAAGTATCCCGGGCCGTGGATGGAAACGGACTACTCGCAGTTCGAGAAGCACTTTGTTCCGCAAGTGCTGCACTCGATCGAGTTCGTCCTCTACAAACACATGCTCAAGAACTTTCCCGGTGTAGCCTCGGTGATATGTGGCGCTCTCGCGGGTGAAAACGTCTGCAGGAACAAGTACTTTACCATTAAGGTACTGGGCAGACGTATGTCGGGGGACATGTGCACTTCATTGGGCAACGGTTTCTCCAATCTCATGCTCGCGAAATACATCGCATACCTCAAAGGAGGCGAGATTGAGGGTGTAGTTGAGGGTGACGACGGACTCTTTTTCGCGTCCGTTCCAATCACGCCGGAGGATTTTGCTAACCTTGGTTTCACCATCAAGATGTTGTATCACGACGACTTGTTACGTACGTCGTTCTGTGGCTTGGTGATGTCCAGAGACTTGAGCACCATGACGGACCCGTTCCGCACCGTGCTCGGGTTTGGCTGGACTCACTCGCCGCAGATGAATGGTGGACCGTTGGTGTTGCAGGGTCTTCTGAAGGCCAAGGCATTGTCATTGGCCTACGAGCATCCCTCTTGTCCCATCTTGTCCGTTCTGGCGACAACGGTGCTCGGGGTGGTTGGGGACGTGAAGCCGCGGTTTGAGCAGGGGTGGTACGCTCACCACCTGAACCGCGAGATCGCAATGTTCAAGGAGGAGACCGCAGAGTTGCTCGCAAAAGGCCCGAGTGACGAGACTAGGAGAGATTTTGCCGCACACTATGGCGTCCCTGTCCACATACAGAAATTGGTGGAGAACGAGATAGCCGGGTGGTCGGGAGGGCCCTTGCAGGGCCCGTGGCTCAGTTTCTTCTCTCAACGTCTTAAGGAGGATTCACGGCACTACTACCGCAACTACGTGTTCAGCGGCGGTGGCAAGCGCGTGTTCTAGGCCTATGGGGACCGTGCGGGGCAATGCTGGCCCAAAACGTTCGCGACAAAGGCTGTGGGATGGTGATGTCGAAAGATTTAAGCCTAGCCTGCAGCCCGTGCG